CTCAAGTGGAGTAGTGAAGGGGGCTTCTCAACGTAAAGACGGACAGCATACAAAACAAGAGAAGGATGGAACTTTCACTTCAAACACTATTATGCGTTCTCCTAAAGGGGCTTATTACCATGGGAGTGCTAAAGGTGGGTTAGATGAGGCGATGACTGAACGTATGTCCTCACTGAAGGCAAGAGATAAAATGGTCAGTGCTCCGGGAGATTCGTTAAGAGCCTCTACAATGTCTCCAGCCGATTTCGACGCAGTGCTTGGGAAGAAGAAAAAATCAAAATTTGGCAGGTTCTTTAAAAGAAAGAAAAAGTGATAAAGAAAAAGAAAAGCAAGGATGACTAATGCCACTAAAAATTAAAAAACGCAAAAAGCAAAGCATTGTTGAAAAATCTGCAAGAAAAAAGCAAAGCACAGAACTTGCAAGAACTCGAAGAGCAATGCATAAAGCAGGTGCTCCACCAATTGAATATATGACTTGGGAAGGTCAGGATAAAATTGCGAGTGAGATAGAAGAAAAGAGAAGGAAAACAAGGAAAAACCTAAAACCATTCGCAAAGACGGTGAATAAAAGAATCGCTAAATTTGCTAAAGAAGATCATCTTGTTAGAGAAGTGAATAAAAGAACGGCAAAAAAGAAATATTAAGGATGAATAATGCCACAAGTTAAAGTTGACGGGAAGGTAAAGAAGTTCGCATATACCCCAGAAGGTATGGATAAAGCCAAGCGTATGGCGTTAAGAACCGGGGGCAAACTGAAGAAGCGCAAAAAGACTGTAGGGGCAAGACCAGATACTCTTTTATACACTTACCGTGATACTAAAACCACGGCTGGCGGATTTAATGAGGCTAAAGCCAAGGCTAAACCAAAAGACAATGTTGCCAAGAAAGACCCTGCTACTGGGCTTGAATATATGAAAGTACCAGAGCTTGAGTATGATCGACAACTAAGGATGAAAAAAGAAAAAAAAGAAAAATATAAGGCTGGTGCAAGGAAGCGGGCAAAAGAAATAAGGGCTAAAAACCCAAACGCACCGTGGTGGGGAAAAAAGAATTGAAAAGGTTTTAATAACAGCGTCGAAAGACCAACTGAAAGGACAAGACCATGAGTGAAATAGTGAAAGAAGTGAAAGAAATAAAAAAAGATAGCGAACCAGTCGCTACCCCAAAGGATGTTGGGAAGGACAGATGGGTGCACATGAGCACGATTCATAAGGGAGTATTCACCGTAATAACGGAAGGAATGCCTATTCGTGATAAGGGAACAGTGTTAAAAGTCACAACCAGAGCAGAGGGTATATTCACGGAGACATTAGAGTATCTACCGGATATTCAATTATTAGAAACAAAAGAATTATGGGCGATTGGAAGCTACAGGATGCCGGATGCGGTAAAGACTGACTATGCAAACGCCAACAAAGAAACGCAGTTCACGGAGTAGACTATGGCACAAGAAATAATCGAACCGGAAGTGAACTTAGACATAGCCATCCCTAAAGAGGTGTATGACTCTATTGATGAAGAAAGTTTTGAAATGGAAGGCGTAGAGCCTTCAGAAGAATTGGACGGGGAACCGTCTGACGGCGACAAGTCGGAAACGACCACTGAAGCCCAAAAGGAACCCGAATCGGATGAAGCGGACGAACCCAGCGATGGGCAATCGGATGAAGCAGATAACGATGAGGAAGAAATACAGATCGAAGACATTGGTGACATTGAGCTTGCCGATGATGAAGAATTGGTCTGGGAAGATGAAGATGGGAATGAAACTCCCCTTGAAGCCATTGTCGACGATTGGAATAATGACAGAGAATGGAAGAGGTCAAATACAGAAAAAGCCCAGTCTTTAGCAGAGGAGAAAACTGCCTTTGCGGACATGGTAAGTCAGCTATCCGGTGACAAGGTTAAAGAAGCCTTGGCGGATGAAGACTTTATGGAAGCTGTTGATGACTACTATGAGGGTAAAGAGAATAACCCACTTCGACACGTGGAGGAATTTGAAACCTATACGGAAGAAGAAGAGGCTCTATTGACCGAGAAAGTTAGGCTGGAAGTAGAAAAAGACCTTTTTTCTCTTCAGAAAACGGATAAATCCCTTGAATATGAGGAGAATATCCAAGACCTCATTGATTATGCGTCAGAAAATGGTTTAAGGCTTCCAGAAGCCCATAAACTCATGAACTACGATAAAATCAGTGATGAGCTTAAGACTCGGACGCAAGAGTTGAAAAGTGCCAAGAAATCCCCGAAAAAACCAGTGGAGGCAAGCGAAGCCAAAGGGAAAGGCATTAAAACCGAAGGATATGAAAAGAAACCACGTGATTGGGACGAGGCGAGATCAAGAGCCAGCAAAGACTGGGACTCCCTCATGACAACTAATTAAAACATACAGGAGCTATTAAATGGCAACTATTACAAGAACACTGGACACGCTTAATGCTGTGACCCGTGACCATCTAATACCTTCTCTGGTAAATCAGGTAATCTATTCCAATTACTTGGCAAAACGCCTTTTGGGTAAATCCAAGCCAACCAGTGGTGGAGAAAAAATTAAACAACCACTCGAATATGGTGAAGAAGATATTGCATGGCTCGCTGAATACGATGCTGTGACATATTCCCCGAAAGAAATTGCCACATCAGCCTTCTATGACTGGAAATGGCTGAATGGGACGATTGCTCTTTCAGAGATGGATATGAAGATAAAGAACGCAGGGAAAGAAGCACTTCTTGACCTCGTTGAAGTTAAATCAAAGAACCTATCCCGTCGGTTTAAGCGTGGATTTGGGCAACTGCTTTTCAAAGACAGTGCCTCATCTGCAAATGAACCAGCGACTCTCTATGATATTATTACTGCAACAACCGGAACTGTTGGCGGTATTGACGCATCAACAACCGCAAACGCATGGTGGAAGTCTAAAAAGCTCGCCATTGGCGGTGGTGTTACATACGCTAACCTTACAACGGCTGGCAATGATAATTACATTGAGAATATAGTTCGTTTCATGTACGGTAAACTCACTAACGATGTCGAACATCCGACAATGATAGTGACCACCCAAGATATTTTCGACACATACGAACGTATGCTTCACACGCAGAATCGTTACGAAGATAAGCGTAAGGTGGACGGCGGTTTTGAACTGCTTAGTTTCCGTGGTGCGAATATGGTAGTGGACACTCACGTTCCAGCCGGACAGATGTATTTTCTGAATGAGAATTATCTCCATTTCAGACATCACCCCGACTCGAACTTCAAGTTCACTCCATTCCGCAGAGCAACAACTGGACAACACGTCTTTGTTGCTGAATTGGACTGGCATGGTGCTTTTACTTGTTCTAACCGAGCTTATCAAGGCGTGGTAACTGGTATTCCAGCTAACGCTCTTAGCTTAAGTTAAGGAGAGATAAAAAATGGCAATAACACAAGTTCAAGCGAATAAAGCGCAAATGGGTGGGGTTAATCCGTTAAGTGAAGATGATTTC